AGCCCCTTATATAAGGGGCTATAAACTCAGCGTATATACGCATTAATGAGGAGCTAAATGGCATCAGTAATTAAGATCAAGCGATCTTCCGTAAGCGGAAGCGCGCCTAATACATCAAATATAGATACAGCAGAATTAGCTATCAATACAGCTGATGGTATTCTATACTCCAAAGGTTCTGGTGGTGTATTTGAGGTCGGTGCAAATGTATCCTCATTAACAGTCAACGCTCAATCCTTTCCATCAGAGGATGGTGGAACAGGACAGATCCTAAAAACATATGGTAACGGTCAACTCTACTGGACTAATGAAGCCGGTGCAGCTGGGTTCTCAGCTTTTACCTTATATGAATTCGTAGCAGCAAATAACCAGACAAACTTTGCAGGTAACGATGACAATAGTAATAGTTTAGGATATAGAACAGGCGATAGTATTCAAGTATTCTTGAATGGTATCTTATTAGAAGAAACAGAAGACTATACTGCAAGCAATGGTGCCAATGTTGTGTTGACACAAGCAGCATCTAATAATGACTTACTACAAGTAATATCATATGGTATTGCAACGACTGGTAACATAACTATTGCAGCTAATAATAATGTTGGTATAGCAAACGCTAATCCAGCTCATGTATTTTCTGTAAATGGAAATTCATATTTTGGAGCTAATGTAACAGTAAACGATACTCTCCTTGATGGAGATAACAGAGCATTTAAAGTATACTATGCAAACGGTGATGTAGCATGGGGATAACAAATGGCAAGTAAAGGAAGACATTTAGCAGACTTTCTATCAGATGATAGTAGAGGTAAAGCACTTGGTGCATCTCAAGTAGAGATTAAGAGTAATAAAGCTCAAGCTCAAGCTGTAGTAAGAATGGGTCAAAATAAAAATGATGACTTAGTAGTCGCAAATACTTCTTCGGATAGAGTAGGTATACAGACTACTAATCCACAAGCAACACTTGATGTTGAAGGTGATCTTAGAATAGGAACTGACCTAGAAGATAACACAGGAAGAGTGTTTAAAGTATATTATGCCAACGGCGACATTAGCTGGGGAGAATAAATAATAATATGAGACCTACAAGTAAAGCAACATTTAAAGAACACTGCCTAAGAAGGTTGGGTAAACCTGTCATTGAAATAAACGTTGATGAAGACCAAGTAGATGACAGAGTAGATGAGGCTTTAGACTATTATGTAGATTATCACTTTGATGGTATGGAGCATACTTATTATAAACATGTCGTTACAGAAACAGATAAAACTAATAAGTATTTTACTGTTCCAGATAACATTATTGGTGTAGTTGATATGTTTGATATTGGTGATGCTTTATCAACTAATAACTTGTTTAATATACGGTATCAGATCGCTTTAAACGACCTCTACGACCTTTCTAGGTATGAACTGGTCCCTTACTATATGAACTTCCAAAACATACGTATGATCGAAGAAATACTAGTAGGTAAGCAAAGAATAAGATATAGTAGACATATGAACCAAGTTCATGTAGATATGGACTGGGACAGATTAGTTGCTGGACAAACTATTGTAGTAAAAGCATACAAAGTTATTGATCCAGACACTTATGTTGACGTATGGAAAGATAGGTGGCTTTTAAGATATGCTGCTTGTTTAATAAAAATACAATGGGGATCTAACTTAACTAAATTTGAAGGCATGCAATTGCCTGGAGGAGTTCAGTTTAACGGGCAAAAGATATACGACGACGCCGTTGCAGAAAGACAGCAACTAGAAGAAGAAATGGCAACAGCGTACTCATATCCACCTGAAGATTTTGTGGGGTAGATAATGTCTAACAGATCAGTATTCTTTAATAACTTTGAGAGCAGTCAAGAACAAGACTTAATTGAAGATTTAATTATAGAATCAATAAGCATCTATGGTATAGAAGCATACTATCTTCCAAAGACATATGGCGACTATGATAGTCTATATGGAGAAGATGAGTTAGCTACATTTAAAGAATTCTATACAGTACCAATGTATATCAACACAGTAGAAGGATTTGGAGGAGAAGGAGACTTCTTATCTAAGTTTGGTGTTGAACAAAGAGATACAATGACTATGTCAGTTGCTAGAAGAACATTTGAACAAGATGTTGGAAGAGAAGATTTAGCAAACATAGAAAGACCTAGAGAAGGAGATGTAATCTTCTTCCCACTCAACAAAAAAATGTATCAAGTAAACTTTGTAGAACATGAGCCAGTTTTTTATCAAATGGGTTCATTACAATTCTATGAAGTTAGACTAGAAATGTTTGAGTACTCTGGTGAGAGATTCAATACAGGTATTGCTGATATTGATGTACTAGAAGATACAAGATCAACAGATGTATTTTTGCATAACCAATTAATGATGGAGACCGGCGATTTACCAATCCATATAGAATCAGGACATAGAATTCTGTTAGATGGAGTTGGTACAGCATTAGACCAAGATGACATTACAGATAGTGAAAACACATTTATAGAAACAGGTGCAGATAACTTTATTGACTTTAGTGACGCAGATCCATTTAGTGAAGGAGGAACATTCTAATGTTTGGAAATAGTTTCTACCACGCTTCATTAAGAAAGTATATAATTTTATTTGGAACATTGTTTAATGATATTCATATCAATAGAAGAAACAGTAGCGGAAATGTTATACAAAGAATTAAATGTCCATTAACTTATGCACCCAGAGAAAAAGTAACTGCTAGATTAGAACAAAATATAAGTCTTACAGAAAAACAAAGCATCTTACTTCCTAGAATATCTTTTGAGATGACTAACTTGACGTATGATCCATCAAGAAAATTAAATACAATTAACCAAGTAGTAAAAGATCCAGCCACAGGTAATAATGTTAAAAGGATGTATTCACCAGTACCATATGACATTAACTTTGAGTTAAACTTTTATACGAGATACGCAGAAGATGCTACTCAAATTTTAGAACAGATAGTTCCATTCTTTACACCTGAATGGACAAGTACTATTGACCTTATACCTGACATGGATTATAAAGTTGATATTCCTGTCGTACTAAATAGTTTAGCATCTCAAGATACTTACGAAGGTGATTTTGAGACTAGAAGAGCATTAATATGGAATTTGAATTTTACTATGAGAGCATATCTATTTGGACCTGTAAAAGAAAGTGGAGTTATTAAAAATGTTAATACCAATATACATTCAACTCTTACATCTAATACAGCAGCAATAGGTATAAAACAGAAACCTGGTTTAGACCAATTTAGAAATCCAACCACTAATGCTGCAGCAACAATTGCGGTTAGTGGTATATATAGTAATGATAATTATTCCGTTATAACGGATTTTGAGGATTATTTCAATGGCGAAGAATAACGACCCAATAAGCAAAGCATTAGACATAAAACCTATGGAAGGTGAAGTCGTGCCTGTAGATGACAAACCAAAAGTGGATCCATCTATAGAGAATGACTTTAAATATGCTAGAGAGAATTTGTACAACATTATAGAAAGAGGAACAGATGCACTTAATGGAATAGTGGATCTTGCTCAACAATCACAGCATCCAAGATCATTTGAAGTAGTAGCAGACTTAGTAAGAACATTATCATCTGCTAACAAAGACCTACTTGATGTACAAAAAAAGATGAAAGACTTACAACCAGAAGAGAATAAGAATCAAAAAGTAACAAACAATCTCTTTATAGGAAGCACTAAAGACCTCACAGATTTAATTGAAGGTGGTGCTAGGAAAGTAAAACAACACAAAGATGGCTGATCATTATTTAGGAAATCCAAAGCTAAAAAAAGCCAATATAACAATTGACTTTAGCGAAGAAGAAATACAAGAAATTGTCAAGTGCAGTAAAGATGTAGTATACTTTTGTGAAAAATATATAAAGATTGTTAGTATTGATGAAGGTCTAATGCCTTATCAGCCTTACGATTACCAAAAAAATATAATGAGAACTGTTGATGAAAACAGATTTGTTATATGTAAGATGCCTCGTCAGACTGGTAAAACAACTACGATGGTAGCAATCATGATGCACTATGCATTATTCAATCCAGATTTTAACATTGCTATCTTAGCAAACAAAGCTGCAACATCAAGAGAAATTTTATCAAGATTACAATTAGCTTATGAGAACTTACCATGGTTCTTACAACAAGGTATTGTAGAATGGAACAAAGGTAATATAGAATTAGAAAATGGTTCTAAAATATATGCCTATGCAACATCTAATTCAGGTGTTCGAGGTGGTACTTACAACTTAATATTCCTTGATGAGTTTGCTTTCGTGCCTCATAATATGGCACAAGAGTTTTTTACTGCTACATACCCTGTAATATCATCAGGTAAAACAACAAAAGTAATTATTGTTTCTACGCCAAATGGTTTGAATATGTTTTATAAAATGTGGACAGATGCAATAGAAAAAAGGTCAACATATAATCCAATTGAAGTTCATTGGTCTAGTGTTCCTGGTAGAGATGATGATTGGAAGAAAGAAACAATACGAAATACATCTGAGGAACAATTCAGACAAGAGTTTGAAACTGAATTTATAGGTTCTTCAGCTACTTTAGTATCTGGATCTAAACTTAGGTCACTTGCATTTTTCAATCCAATTAGTACAATTGACAAATTAGATATGTACGAAGAACCAAAAGAAGGTCATGTTTACATAGCTACAGTTGATTGTTCGGAGGGTGTTGGTCAAGATTACTCGGCCATAAATATCATAGATGCAACACAAACGCCTTACAGGCAAGTTGCAAAATATAGAGCAAACGATTTACCTTTATTATTTTTTCCAAATATAATTTATTCAATTGGTATGAAGTACAATGGTGCATATATTCTAATTGAAACAAACAATATTGGCCAACAAGTGGTTGATATTTTACATTATGATTTAGAATATGAAAACATTTATAAGATAGATCAACATCACATAAAAGGTCAGACAATATCAGGAGGGTTTAGACGAAACTCATCTTTTGGTATTAAAACCACTAAATCAGTTAAAAAAATTGGTTGTGCAAACTTAAAAACACTTATTGAAAGTGATAAGTTAATTATTGTTGACTTTGATACAATCGCAGGTGGTACAGGCGGTACGGCTGGTACGTATGATTTAGGTCAATCAGCAACAACTGGTTCTGGAACAGGTGCAGGTATTAGAGTTGTATTAGATGGTTCATCTGTTCCTACTACTTTAATTATTACAGACGGTGGTTCAGGTCACGCTGCTGGTGATACAATAACTTTTGATGCTAGTGCTAGTGGAAATTCAAATATTACAATCAACGTGGTATCAGCATCAGTTGGTGATGTGATCTATGTTAAAAATGGTGTTTATAGAGAAAATTTACCTTTAAGAGTACCTGCAGGAGTTACTATACAAGGAGAAAGTTTAAGAGGAACTGAAGTTAGACCTGCTTCTGGAACAGGTTCACAAATTGCAACAATAAACACAATTGCTGGAGGAACAGGCGGTACTCCAGGTACATTTAGAGTCAAACAAACATCAACTACAGGTTCAGGTGTAGGTGCCACTTTCAACATAACGACAGACGGTTCTTCAGTTGCATCCGTTACAATTTATCACGGTGGTTCTGGACACGAAGTTGGAGATACAATTACAATTTCAACAGGTATAGGTGGTGCTACAAATATAACATTTAATGTCGCTTCATTAGAAAATAATAACGCTACTAATATGTGGTTGGTAAATAACCAAACTAATATTGTACAAATGTCATTTAAAGGATTGACTGGTACTCCTACTGGTGGTGCTACATCACG